TAACTGCATTAGTAGAATGGATTACATTTACCTTCTGCGATTTCTTAAAACTAATTGGTGTACCATCAACGATTGTCATTCCTATAAAGTTTGATTTGTTGCCGGTACCGGCCATTCTTGAGGTATAAATACTAATATGACTACTATAGGTTCGACAAAAATACTATCAGACAGAAGTATATCTGGAGATATATCTAAAGCACAGATTACATCCCGAAAAAGGGGTTGGAAAGATTTGGATCTGTCTCTGACTTTGCACCCAATTAGAAAGGATATCATGCCGTTAAAGGATGACAACGCAATTAAAAATGCTGTAAGGAATTTATTGGTATCAAATTTTTATGAAAGGCCCTTTAGTAAAGATAAAGGCGCTAATCTAAGAGCACTACTCTTTGAGCCAGCAGATGCTATTACTAAAATTGCTTTAAGAGAGAACATTACTAGGACTATAAATAAGTATGAACCTAGAGTTCTAATTAGGGAAATAGATATTCGCGATGTAGCAGATGCGAACTCATATAAAATTACAGTAAATTTTAAAATAAAAGAATATGATACCAACGATGCTGTTGAGATTATATTACGAAGGTTGAGGTAAACCATGGCAAGTAACTTAAACGTAACTGAATTAGATTTTGACCAGATAAAACAAAATCTTAAAAACTATTTAAAAACTCAATCAGAATTTAATGATTATAATTTTGAAGGGTCTGGCCTTAGTACTCTACTAGATGTGTTGGCTTATAATACACATTATAATGCTATGGCTGCTCACTTCGCATTGAATGAAGCATTCTTGGACTCAGCACAGATTCGTGGTAATGTAGTTACAAGGGCTAAACTTCTGGGTTATGTACCCCGTTCAATTCTTGCAGCTAGAGCAAAAGTTAATATCGTTATTGATGTTACTTCCGAAGTAGGAACTTTACCCGATAACTTAACTATGAATCGTGGTACAAAATTAGCTACTTCTGTTGCACAACAAAGTTATCAGTACGTTACATTATCAACTCAAACTGCTAGTCTTGTTACGAGTGGTGGCACTTCTACATATACATTTGCTAATGTTGATATTGCTCAGGGCTATTATAAGTCACTTAAATATAGAGTAGACAATGATATTGAGAATCAGAAATTTCAGTTGTCCGACAGCGATGCAGATACAAGTACATTAAGAGTAAGAGTACAGGAAAACGAAGAGTCTACAGCATTCGACATTTATACTAGATTTGAAACTCTACTTGGTGTTACTGCTACATCCAACGTATATTACCTACAAGAAAATGCAGGTAACTATTATGAAATTTATTTCGGAGATGGAGTTACTGGTAGAAAACCAACTAATAATAATATCATTACTTTGGATTATGTCTATACTACAGGAGATGAATCGAATGGGCTAACGTGTTTACTATGTCCGATTCAGTTGGTGGATTTGGTAGTTCAACAGTAACTACAGTGACTGCAGCTGCTGGTGGTGCACCCCAAGAAACTTCCGAATCAATTAGATTCAATGCTCCCTTAACCTTTACATCTCAGAATAGAGCTGTTACATCGGATGACTATAGAGCAATTATTCAAAGAGAATTTACGAACATCTCTTCTATCTCATGCTGGGGTGGTGAAGATAATGACCCACCAGACTATGGTAAAGCATACATCTCTATTAAACCTATTCTTGCTGAAACACTTACACAAGCAGAAAAGGATGAGATTACTGGTACTGTTCTTAAAGGCAAGAACGTAGTTTCTATTACACCAGAAATTGTAGATCCCAATTATACTTACTTAGAACTAGATGTGTTCTTTAAATATAATCCTAACCTTACAGATAGAACGTCAGTAGAATTAACTTCTGTTGTACGTGATACTATTTCTGATTATAACTTTAACCAGTTAAATAAGTTTGATGGTGTGTTTAGACACTCACAAATTACAACACTAATTGATTCATCGGATCCTTCTATTCAGAACTCTACAGTAAGACCGTATATGTTTATGAATATTATACCATCCATAACAGAAGGTGTCAACAACTTTTCGTTGAAATTTACATCACCATTCTATAAGTCTGGTTCATCTACTGCTTTTATTCTTACATCAACGCCATTTAAGTTATCATATTCTTCTACTATTGACCATTATTTCGGAGATATACCTCTTACAAATTCTGTGAATAGACAAGTAATCATATATAAAATTGTAGATGGTACCAATGTAACCGTAATAAATGATGCAGGTTTAATAGATCCAGATAAGGCCACTATTACACTTAATAGTTTTACAACATATAGTGCGGATAATATTCGTATTACAGTGACTCCAGATTCTTTGGACTTAGCACCTAAGAGAAACCAGTTGATTGCGATTGATCCGTTAAGAGTTAATATTAGTCCTGCAGTTGACACTATCGCAGTATCAGGCTCTACAGGAACTATTAATTATACAACACCATCGAGACTAAGATAATGTCAGTAAAAGATAGACAGCATTATTCAAACGACATCTTCTCGCCGGGATATATTGAGTCTACAGCCTCTTCTACTCGTAAGAGTAAAGAAAAATTAAGAATTGATTCTTTAATCCCCTCGGAGATTTTAGAAACATCTGAAGGTATGAGAAAACTACTGGAAGCGTATTACACATTTATGAACTTAGATGAGTTTATCTATGCTGAGAATGAAGACTTCCAAGATGTTGTACTAGATGGTAAAGCAGTATTTAGAATATCTGATCCTAGAAATGAGAACGATGAATTCTTTACTGATGAGCAAGGTGCTGATTCAACTTTGACCCTCACAACTACTGGTGGGGTTAATTTTATCATACCGTTAAATGATATTAATGTCAACATATCTAACGGTAACGAACTTCCAGGATCTCTTGCATTAGAAACATCCGAAATTGGTAAGACCTTTCAGGTACTAATTCCAAATGTGACCAAAAAATCTGCAGGGGTATCAGCGGTTGTAGATGTAAACGGAGTTGTGACAGGATTTATCGGTGACTTAGGATATCGATATCCAACCGCGCCCACAATCACTATTGCCGCCCCAGAATCAGGCACCCAAGCCACGGCAAGTGTACAGCTTTCCACAACGGTAAATCCAAATCCATATTTAGATACATCAGGTTCTTTACAGCTGACAATAACAAATGGAGG